AAGCAAACCAACTGTATAGTCAGGGTCATTGGCCCCGTCAGGTTTAGTTGCTGCGAAATCCCAGTACCTGACGCTCATCACAAGACCATTTGGGGGTGAATCAATGACCTCAAACCATTCCCTCTTGAAAACTCCACCCTGCAGTGTAACATCCCAGTCCCCATCTTTCAACTGCCTACGGGTTACATGGTCAAGCATATTCAGGGCCTCTTCATATTCATCCCGGTTAAGATAAGGGTTTTCCCTCCATGTTGAGGGGATGAATGTCTTTTCACCTGTAATGAAGCGGGTTTTAACCCATTCATGCCCAATACCTCCAGGGTTACTGGTGGCCCTGACGCGTAGAGGTATGTGATCATTCACTTCCTTACGGAGTGATCGGAACATGAAACGATACTGGGTCTCCATGAACTCTGTGAGTTCATCGAATGCGATATAATGATATGATGATCCCTGGTATCTGTAGCGGTCCTTTTCATGTTCCATATGCCCAAACTGCAATGCAGCGCCGGAGGGGAATGTCCACCGTTTTTTCTGTTCATTCCACTCTGCATCCGTCCCCCCAAGCCAGTCATTTGCCATGTCTATAAGGCCTCCTTCCTGGCTGAGCTCAGGATAGGTTCGGCGCAGGATTAGGGCGGCGTAATCAGAGTAATGCACATACTGCAGGGCCCCCATAAGTAAAGCCACTGATTTACCGCCACCTGCAGCACCACCATACAGGACTTCACGTTCATCTGACAATAGAAACTTAATCTGTTTATGGAAGGGGTTCACAGGGATATATGGGTTCAATATTATCGTCGAATAGAACAGCTTCAATTCCCTGTCAGAGAGGCCCTGGAGGATGCTTCGAATATTCTCTGATTCTTTCAGTTTCTTTTTCCAGTCAGCCACCTTCACCTTCAGCCTCTTCATCATCCAGGCCTTCATCCATACCCTCATCCTTCAGGTTCTTCGTGGCCGACACAAGATCCTCCAGCAAATCCTCCAGTTCACCACCACTTTCACGGTGTTCATGTATCTCAGTAGGATCCCCCAGGCCCAATGCTATTGCTAATCCAAGGTTATGGAGGTCCTTAGATGTCTGTAAAGTGAGGCCTTCCCCTCCATTCTCGATGGATTCAATGTAACCCTCCAGTGTGAGGCTGCAAGCCTTAAGGTATTTGCTCCAGAGGTCAGCATAATACTCCTTTGACTCCTCTGATAATTCTTCACGCGCTCTTCTTATCTCCTGGAGTTGTTTTTTCTCGTACTGGTATATCCTCTCCCGCCACCTGAGTTTGGATGACCATCCTCTGATTGTGTCATATGAGTATCCGAATTTTTCAGCGACTTTTTTCAGGTTTCTTTTGTCGCCAAGGGAGTAGTAGTATTCGAATGCTTTTCTTTGGGTTGGTGTTTCTTTCATGTGTGATCTTGTGTTTGTTTGTGTGATTTTGTGGTTGGGGTTATATTGTGCGTATGAGTGTGATGATTATGGGGATGATCAGGGCTGTTAGGAGTATCATGGTGATTTTGTGGTAGGCTTTGAGGGTTGCTATTTCTGCTTGGAGGTCTATTAGCATTTTATTGGTATCCTTGATGTCGATGATGTCGTATTCAACGTTTTTCAGTCTCTCCTCGAGGCTTGTTATCCTCTCTTTTTGTATGCATCCATGTCCCTCTTTTGTCATGTTGTTTCTCCTGGGCGGGCTATGTATCCTGCGATGGCCCCGATACATGCAGAGCCTAATTCGTATTGTTTGAAGTACAAGGATATCATCCCCAATATGATAAGGCCTGTAAGTCCTAGTGCTTCACGATCCAATTTTGTCACCTCAGTTCTCTCCTCTATAATATGTATGTAACGTAGTCGGAACATCAACAGAGTTATTAGAGAATACTGCAAAACTGGGTGGTTAAAGTAGTAGACCCCAGGGTAAGTCCAATTTCACTCCACCAACATAACAATAAACACTTGACAGGACCAAACCACATGACCTGCAGCAAATATTATACTCAGAATCCAGCTCAAAATGGATACCTTCACATTCAGGGCATTTCTCCTCCTCACTCAAAAACAAATTATAATTATCATATACTTTGACCTGGAATATCCTGTAATCCTGCAATATTCATCCCCTCACAACAGGGGATCTGCTACGATAATATCTGAGGAGATTCCTGAGGACAGTAGTGTACAATTTATAGTTAACATTGTATTCTTTGAGGATAGTGTACCTGTCTATCCTTAGGGGATGGCCTGTTGATTCCTCCTTGATGAATACTGCAAGGGCCAATAAGACCTGTTCCATTGATGCGCGCTTATGTAATTGTTTAATCCCCACCCTCCGTGTTATGTAGAGTATTCTTTGTATATCAGTCCTGTTGAGGTTGAGGTCTGCAGATATTGTCTCCAGGAAAAAGTAGTGTTGAGTATGTCTCCATTCACCATTAGAAGAATTATGCATATCATATCTTCGGTTTAAGGATTCACTTACTACCATATACAAAAATAAAAAAAGCAGAGACTATAAAACTTTTCACAGCGAAATCAACATGGTGAATAAAGGTATCCGCATCATATTTTAAAGTACTCTTTTGCTTACCATATCTCTTTTCTACAAAATATAATTTGCTGTTTTATATTATTACGAAGCCCTCTATTTTAATGTATGTACAAAGAAAAAAAGATGTATGTACATCCGCGAATGTATCCCCAGGGAGTCTTGTACAGTCGACTGTACATGCCCTGTACAGCTGTATGTACATGATGTGCTGGGGGTACTCTCGTCAATGTATGTACAAAGAGAAAAAGATGTATGTACAAATAGATAAATTTATAAGGAGACTCCCATATCTAAAAGTAACCTTAAAATCTCCTCTTCAGGAGCCCCATAGATCCTACTAGCAATCTCTATCAGATCCTCACCACGATCATTAACAACCTCACTGGGGGAAACCATACCCTCTCTCTCCTCAAGTCTCTCCATAACAAACCTTGCAGCTTCCCTCACCTCCCTCATGGGTTCATCAACAGGCTCAGAAAACCTCTCTAACTCTCTTTTCAATCGATCCTCTTCCATATTCAATCTTTCCAATTCTTTCTCTAATTCAATCTTCCTCTCAGATATCTCATCTAACTCTTCCCTGAGTGCTTTCAGATATAACTCTGGGATTATACCCTTATTCTTCCTGAGTAACCTTGCAAAATATTCGATGGCATCAGCATAGGTGTACCTGCTTTTCTTAATAGTCTCCTTATCAACCCTTGAAACCCTGACATTTATTCGCGCGGTTTTCATGGTGCTTCACTGTTTAAGACCCCTTTTAGCCTATTTTTCTCATGATATTCCCTTAATTTCTCCTTACTCTTCCTTTCATCCTCATCGTACTCTGACGCCATCCTTCTGAGGACTTCTCCCACAGGAATCTGTCGCATCAGTGAATAGATGCTCATTGTCTCCCTGAAGTAGTAGTTCATCTGGTTCATGAATAACTGCATGACCCTATCCAAGTCAACATCATTCTCCATGAAGAACTTGTATAGTTCATCGTCTACTCTTAAAGTCACTTTAACCTCCAAGACTATTGGCCCCCCTCGTCATCTAATAATTTCTTTAGTGACATTATTGTAACAGCCACCAATGTCTCTGACTCCCTTATACTTGTACCTTTAATTGTGGCCTCTAAGGCGATTAGAAGCGCTTCCAACCCAATTAATGGATGCGCCCCCTCATCACGGAATAACCTCACAGTCTTAAGAGCTAATTCTTTACTTTCCTCAAAGGCTTCCTCGGTCAATATAAACTTGTCATCCATTACTACGCCTCCAATGTGTACACCCTGACTGGTTTCCCATACTTATTCATCGTTATCCCCGTGGTCACCGCCACCCTACGCGTGTAGATTGTGACAGCCTGCCGGGTTACATCATAATTCCTTCCGAATTCATAGTTGTGAAGGAGTAGCCTGTGCAACTCCTCCACACTCAACTCCCCATATTCCATGAGCAATTCCTTTATGGCCTTCTGGAGGTCTCGCCTTCCGCAGATCCTCCTCTGCATCCTTCTTCCCCCCATCTGTGGGCCCATCTGATGAGTTTACTCCATGCTTCCATTGCACTCTGGAGTTCTTCCTCATCAACGTTTCCTCTCATCCTTTCACCCCCAGGGTGGTTTGATCAGCGGGGATCTTTTCTTCACGGATCTGGCTTTTGGGGAGCCAGTAAGACTCCCCTTTAGGTGTTCTCAGCAGTATGGCCTTGGGTGTTTCATGTTCTATTGTCCCTGTCACTCTTTCCCTGGTGAGTCCTTTTTCCTCAGCAAGCCAAGCAGGCACTTTGAATGTGCGCATGCATTCATGGTCACCGTATTCTTCATATGATTCGTTGAGTATGTGCTGCAGGACTGCCCAGCAATGTTTGCAGATGTATGAACCCTCATCGCCATGACGGTACTGGTAATCAGGGCATTCGCATCGTATCATGTTATCCAGTACTGTGACAAGGTATTCCCCATTCTCTGACCGGGTGATGAATGGTAGTAATGCATCATCCCCAGGTAGAGGTTCGACTTGAATGTTCTGCGCCTTCCGCAGCCTCCGTAGGTGTTCCCCCACCATCAGCGCATCCTCCTCTCAAGGTATTCTCTCTCAATGTTCACATAGTCCAGGTAATAGAGGATGGCGTCATTGATGATCTCATTCAGGGATAGTTTCACTCCTTCGTCCTGCGCTGTTATCACAATATCTTTCAGGTAACTGTACACACCTTCAGGGAGCATTATGCTGGTCCTGACTCTATCCATGTTAGTTCACCCCCAGTTCCTCCTTGATTTTGAGGTACTCTGATTCTGTGACACCACCCTCACCATAGACTTCATCAAGCTTTTCCAGTACATTCTTTAATGTTGTCGTCCCTTTGTCGGCGCGGGTTAACATGATAAGTGCCTGGATGCTTTTGTCCTGGAAGTCATTCTCATGGAGAACTCCTAACTGTGTGGGTTGATTGAGTCTTTTCACCTTCACTGTGTAACTGTGGTATTCCGTACCATTCTGTGACTTTGCCTTTCCATTGTATGTGATCCAGACACCCCATCCTTCCTGTATCCTGTCAAAGTATTTCTCCAGGGCCTTGTGGCCTTTCACGTAGTATTCCCCGTCTGCTGTTTGGAGTGTCATGACTTTTAGGCTGCCGAGTTTTGTGTCTATCTCCTTGATGCCTTTGCAGATGCCACGTATACTTTCTCCCTCCATGGGGTTCCAGAACATTGCTGATTCGTTCAGGTCTTCCCATCCTTTATCATTCTCTAATTCCAGTAGCAGGTCATTCAATATTCACACCCCCTTTAAGAGTTTTTTAAGCATTTCCAGCTTCCCATAAGGACTGAGTCTGAAGTATTCAGTGGGGACATTCACACCCGCCTCTCTTAGATGCTCCAGGCCCGCTTCTGCCCATGCATCCATCCTTATACGTGAAGTTTTCCTCTCAGCTATCCTCGCAGCTAACCTGGCGAGTGATAGATGGTCTCGGGGTGTCCTGGAGAACATCTCAAGGTCATGGTATTCATCCACTAATCCCATAACATCAACCACCTACAATCCAAATGTGTGGTATGGTGCAACTTCGAGTGTCTTCATAAATCCCATGAAAATAAAAAAGAGGAGGATTAGGAGGATGAGGATCACAGCCCTCATGTTCAGATCGGACATCAATCATCCCCCTCCTGCAGGTCAATCTGAAGCCATATGATTAAATCTTCGACGGTTTTCCTGTAGCGGTTAATGTCGTCGATGTCCCTTGTTATTAGGAGGCGGTTGTAAAGTTCCTTTTTGGTTAATGGCATCATTTATTCCACCTCCATTTCTCCGTAAATTATTGACCTGTAGAGTGCATTGTAGTCCTTGATTGTCTCATCATCCTCTGAGGTGATTATGTCAAGGTAGGCGAGGTAAACAATGTCTTCATCGATGATTACGTCCCCCTCTCCCTGGTGTTCCCTGAGTGCTCTGATCCATGCGAGGCTGCCTGCTGAGTGTAGAAGATCAGCTGCGAGATGTTCAAGTATTTTTCTGAATTCACGGATTGCTTCGCTGGTTAAATGGGCCTTGTTAGGGTTTCTGATACCCATGAAGTTGTCATGTACTTGGTCTTCAAGGGCTTCTACGGGTGTTAGTATTTTCACCCGGATGCCGTCATGGTCCAGGTAGTCCTGGTATGTTTCTTCTATCTCTTCGGGGTAGCCCTTTTCAAGGGCTTCCTTGTACTTTCTCCAGGCTTCAAGCCTACTACCAAGAACAATATCTCGTGTTTTCATCTTACCACCACACATAATTTTATAGATAATATAGTATATATATTTTTTGGTATATTGGTGTAGTGGTTAAATATTATAAATATTTTTAAGCTATGCTCCGAAAAAATAGAAACCATGAAAAGTGAAAAGGTCAACACAAGTGTCAATATCGATGCAAAAAAGTTCAAACTCTTCAAAGTCATCGCAATGCTAAAATTCGAGAAAACGCCAATTACCTCCGCATGGGAAGAAGCTATTGATTTGTTTATCGAAAAAAATAAAGAATATCTTGACGAAATTAAAGAATAGAGCAGTGAAACTCTTTCTTCTGCCCCCCTCGGTGTTTTCATCTTACCACCACACACTAAAGGGGGGCACCTATATATAACACTACCATTAATACCTATCACATAGCATCCCCCTAAGGGATGCGCATCCCCAGGGGGCCATTAGGGGATGTCACTTGGTGGGCGCCAAAAGAACTTCCTTCTAAAACCCCCTGGGGACCCCACCCTATGAAAGGTTAATAAGAAAAGAATAAATAATACCTTTAACCTTAGAGAGCCCCTGAAAACTAATCACAATCATTATCTCATTCTCTTCAAAAACTCAGGATCTGAAACAATAATATTATAGATTTTCTCCGTTTTCTTCACCCACTCCCTCAACTTCTCCTGAGACTCACGCAACTCCTTAATCTCCCTCTCCTTAGCCTCCAACTCCCGCACAATCTCCCGCACCTCATCAGACATAACACGACGCACACGTGACCTCTCCAACGTAAGAGCATGCATCCTCTTCCTATACTCCCTCTCCATGTGCCCAATATTCGCCTTGAAGTAAGCCTCAGTAACAGGATGAACCTTATGGCCAAGGCACCAATCAATCATGAGTTTATCCATCCCCTCCCTGTAGAGGATGCTCGTGAAAAGCTTCCTTAACTTATGAGATGTGAAGCGTCGTGATCCATCATCACAGACGCCTAAACCTAGAGTGTCATTGATCCTTATGAATATCTTAACATAATAGTTCTGTGATAATCGTTTACCCTGCCAGGTTGCGAATAAGGGATCCTCTGGGCCTCCAAGGAAACCTTTCATTCGCCGATGTTTCAGGTACTCAAGGATCTTCAGGTTGGCCTCGGGGGTGGTGAAGGTCACATAGGGCATCCCCGTCTTCACGCGTCTAATCCTCCAGACACCCACAATCTCCTCATCCTGGATCTTCCTCCGCACTTCATCATATTCAGCTCCCAGGACGCGGACTCCGAGGGCCTCCTCGTAGTCATTTATTGTGAGGCTTCTTACCTCAGCGCCTCCCATTCCACTGCTAACCTGTAGGAGGATTATTGCCTTTTCGCGTGAGGGGACGTTGTCCACGACGTATTTTACTTCATCGAGTGATATAATGTCCTCCATTGACCCATTCATCGCCCTACTCTTGTAGGTGATCCGTGGCGGGTCTATCTCGTATTCATTGTACAGGGATTTTATCCTGGCGAGGTATATGTTGATTGTTGATGGTTTAACTCCTTTTTCTTCAAGGTATTGGATGTACTGGAGGAAGTATGTCCTGATGCTACGTTTTCTTCTCCGAACGCCACGGTCCTGTTCTTCTTCGGCTTCTTCTATGAGTTCTGTGAGCGTATTTTTACCCGTGGCTTTGAGGTAGTGTTTCAATGCTCCTTTGTATGTTTCTATCGTTCTTTTTTTTATGTTATGTGACAGGATAAAGTCCTGGAATAGTGGGTCTGTCTCGGGGAGTGGTTTTTTGGTGGGCATGAATAATTTCTATGGGTGCATTGTCCATAAATGTGGACTTTTATCTGAACTTTCTCATCTTAAA